GGATAGTAGTTTTGTCTAGCCATTCTTGTACAACAGTATGACCAAAGTCGTCAGCTTCTACCTCGCTATGGTCAAAAGTAACGATACGCTCAACACCTTGGTCACTCAGCATACCCACCATAGTCAGTGAGTTCTCTGGCTCAAATGGGTCAAGGTGTAGCTTACCGTTACGCTTTGTTGTTGTGTTCTCTACGTCTAGTGTTAGTTTCATGCTGTATACCTCGCTGTCTGATACTCTAGCTGGCAGTGTACACTACCATGCCATCCTGTCAACTTGTTTTTGACGATGTTGAGATGACGCTCAATATCTTCCTCATCTTGCCCCTGCACAGGCGGGTTCTTTGCAATCAGAATCATAAGGTCAGCCTCTGCTGCCTTACCTGTGCGACTGCCTTCCATCATGCTTTGGTTCAGCACAATCTTTCCTTCTGCCTCTGCTGATAGCTGTGACATATAAAACACAGCACACTCATGCTGCTTGGCGATCATACGGGCGTGAATAGCATTGGCCTTGAGAGCCTCGTCAGCCCTTGCAAAGCCACCTGTCTTGGCAAACTTGTCACCCATGTCCAGAAGCACCAGATCAGGCTTGTATGCCTTGCAAATGCTCTCTACCCACGCCATGTCACGGCCTGTGGCATCCTTGATCTTGATACGCTCCTTGACAGGTCCATATAAGTCACGTGCTTTAGATGGATTTTCCTTTATCTCACGCATTGTCATGCCTGTAGCAGCAGTCAGGTATCTGGCACCTACACGGTGATAGCCTTCCTCGTTACACAGGATGATGCAGTTAGCACCCTGATGGGCAAAGCCACCGGGAGATGCAATCAGTGAGGCGTGAAAGGATGTCTTGCCAGTATTAGGCCGTGCGCCAATCTCAATCAGGTGACCAGCATTCACTCCTTCAACCTTACGCACCAAACTAGAGATGTTGAATGTCCACCGTGCTTCAAGGTCATTACGAGCAAGCAGAGTTTCAATGTCGATATCATCCCACTCCACCTTCAGATTAGGTGTAAAGTCGTCACCGTACTGTTCAAGCATCTGTCGCAGTGGTTCAAGACTAGACTTGTCACCGTTGACATAATCAAAGCCCAGATTAGCAATGTCTTCACCGATAACCTGTTGAAATAGCTTAGATAACACCTCCTGTGCCACGTCACTGCCCATAGGCTGCTCACGTTTGATGTTACTGAACAGGGATGAAAACCCCTGTTTCTGTGCGGTTGTCAGCGTTGGGTTGTTTGCCATGAACAACGCCTCAATCTCGTCTGGTGTTACATTCCGCTCATAACGATCCATAGCAGTATCAATAGACTGCTTGATCTTCCTTACATCCTTACTGAACAGGCGGTCAGGGCAACGTGCGCCTCTGTGTTCATCATAGAACTCCTTGTTCATCAGGCTTCGTATTAGTGATAATTCCATATGGCTATTCTCCTATCTGTCTGTGGAGAGCATCTAGCTTCTCCATGTCTGTCGGGTTTCTGTACTTTATATCATCCACCAACTTCAATACACGAACATCCGAAACGTGTCCACGTAATTCCTTTGCCATTTGCAAAGTCTTCTTTAGCGCATCGGGGTCTAACGCTATGATGGCTGTTGAGAACTGTGCAAGATACCTTCTATGCGAATCTTGGAGAGATGTACCAAGAAGCGCAACCCCGACAAAGGAACCATAACCAACAATGGCTGCACTCACACAGTCCTCAACAACTACGGCGACTTTACCACAACCATACGTGTATGGCAAGCCACTATTTCCATATCGTTTCCATTTAGGTATTCGTTTACCTAGTGTGCGACCAGTAGCATCGACCATGACACCATCGTGAATCACGGGAAACACAACGCGATCCTCTTTGACATCATACATGAGGCCCAGCTTGTCGGCATCCAAGCCCCACCTACTACACCACCTGTCCATATACACACCACCACTACGCTGCACTACATACTGAGGCATTTCAAAGGTGGGTGAAGCAAATTCTGCAGCACCCTTGAAGCCAGCCTGTATGTCCTCAACAGATAGACGAACACGTGTACTGCCACTGACAGTGCAACTGACTTTGTAGCAATTCCAAAGGATGCTGCCCATGCTGTTGGTGATACTAAAGGTTTTAATACCCTTACAGGCAGGACAATCCATACGCTTAGTCTCACCATTAGCAACATCGTAGTCATCTGGATTTATCATATATGTGTCCTTTCATATACAGTTATATGTTATTATAGTTATATATTATATTAGTTCCCTGCGGCAGTTGAATGCTTATATCACGTACCTTTCCGTGCTGTCAATGCTAAATTTGCACTTGTGTACGTATTTTTTAGATACGGCTTCACCGACTGTGGGTTAGCATGTCCTGTAACCGACATGATTTGTCCAATACCGACATCTGCATCCACCATCTCTGTCACCCCTGTGCGCCGTAGATCAGACAGACGCAAGTCAGGTGACAATCCCGCTGCATCCATCAGCTTACGGGCATGTAGAGGCAGTTTATACAGCGTATATGGCACATACTCGCCCTGTCTAGGTGTGGGGCGGGGTGCCACGTACTGTTGGAAGCCGAAATCCTGCTCCTGATGCACTAGCATGTCGTACAGGTCATCATCAATGGGCAATTCAACCTGTGCATTACGCTTGGATTGCAAGATAGTGACACGCCTCTTGTCAAAGTCGATGACATCCCATGTGAGAAGCCTCATGTCACCTACGCGCTGGCACCATTCGTATGCCATGTGAGCAATCAAACCAATGTTACGGGTGCTAAAATCGCTGTAGGCGGCTTCTAGCAGCTTGTGTACATCCTCCCTACGCCAGACGACCTTACGCCTGTCTGTGGGCCTCTTACGCACTGCTGTGAAGGGATTCATCATACAGAACTCCATTCTCAGGGCATGGTTGAGTAGTAAACGGGATATAGCCAACACTCCATTGGCTGTACCCACACTGTTGCTGCACCACTGGTCATATGCCAGCTTGCATTGTTTGGTTGTCAGATTTTTGACGTTGACTTTACCAAGAACGTCATCCCCCACTCGCGTGGAGCAGAGGATGTCGAGAAGATACTTGTATCGTTTCTGAGTACCTTCCCGTAAGTTCTTGTATTCATAGGAATTTAGGTAGTCAGCGACCACTTTATTCAGTCTCATTGTACTACCACTGACCAACCACAACTGACTTGAACACGGGGCTGTCAATCCACTGTGCTACCTCAACCTCACGCAAGAACAGTGACTTGGCTTGTGTATCACCACCTGTGTTGCGTTGCTTGAAGCCGTTACGCTCATCAGCATAGGTTGCATAGTTAGTGAAGGCAGAGTACAGCGACCACAGGTTACGACCCCGTGTGGCTACCTCTTGGTTGTATAAGATATTCATCTTCTCTGCCTTACGCTCTGACTTCATCAGCTTTTCCAACATACTCTTCACGTCAACATGAGCAAGGCTGGTATTAGCCCACCGCTGCATCTGCTCTGTCTGTGCAGTGAAATCCTGCTGTGACTTTTCCAGTTCAGAGATAAAACTGTCGAGGCTGAAGTTGCTGGTGTTCTTACGCAGCACCTTGTCATGGCGTCCACGAATCTGCCCATTGAGACAGAAGAAGTCGATTGCACCAAAGATTGTTACGTTGGAACATGTACCGTTTACCCCATGCAGGGCGATAATACGCTGTGCCACAGTAGTCTCGTGCTTGTCAGTGATAATCTTGGCATTCACGTTGGGCAGTGTCATGTCCATCATGGCCCAGCCATTCTTGTGAGCATCACGCCATTTTATCTCAGCACCAGCCATGTCGTACTCTGACAGGCTTTCTGTAGCGGTGGTCATTACGTCACGAAAGAAGTCACCATGTGAGGCACAGGTAAAGCCGTTACCAACAATTCCAATGTACTCATCTGTGGTGGCATTGATGACGTATTTCTTGTCGTCAACTTTGGTTGGCTCAAACCGAACATCAAAGTCGAGATTCTCAGGGATATATTCAAGCATAGGTATTCTCCTTTCCTATCGTTAAGGTATGTCGTGTTATATCACTAGCTAGACGCAATGTCAACTGCTAATAATATAACAAAAATAAATAGTCCTAGTAGTATGTCCATGTATTACTCCCATCTGTAAAATATGTGTTGTCCTATTTGTACAACTGGTGTTTTAGTTTCTGCCCACTCAGGCAGAACGTATGTGGCGTGGTAATGTGTCGCACCTTCCACAAAGTCATCTAGGTTGCCATAGTATACACCATGAGCAATCATCAAAGCCTTTTCATAGGCTTCTGTATCTGGTGTACTGTCTGACTTGCCATCACAGTACCAACTAAACTGGCAACGATGACGCACAGGGAAGTCAGTACGCCATGAGTATGTTGGACCCTGCATGACCACACCACACACGTCATCAGGATACCTGTCATCAGCCACACGGTTAATCACCACTTGGGCTACCGCAACCTGCCCAATGAAGGGCTGGTCACGGGCCTCATGGTACACGTTGAGTGCTAGGCAAACAAGTGCTTCAGCAATCATCCTTTACATCCTCATTCCACTGATAATCTGCATACCAGCTTGTGCCCAAATCTGGGTGGAAAGGCTGAACCAAACCGAAATGCCTAGCAAGAAAATCATCAGCACCATCTAGTTCACGAATGGTATCGTAATCAATACATGCCTTATCAGATGTAGCTATGTTTAAGTCTTTAATAGCATTGATGATGCTACGCATACGTTGAATCTGATGGCCTTCTAGTTTTATATTACACTTTTTACTTTTCATATTACTTCTCCTCTACAAGTTTAGTTAGTAGTTCATCTATTCTACCCATGAGGACATTGATTGCAGTCGCAATGTGTCCTGTGTCGGTAGGTTGCATACGTTCTTCCAGTTGTCTTACCTCTTCAATCAAGGCAAGGATGTGTTGTTTTTGTGCTTGTCTGTTCATGCTCACTCCTTCACTCGCTTGTTCTCTGCCCATGCAATCAGTTCATTGGCCACATGATAAGCCATGATGGGTGGGCAGTTGGGGTATGTCTTGGTAATATAGAGTGCCATGTCGCTGTGACTGTCAATCAAATGCAACTCGTAGCCAGCCATATTCGCATCGTCAATCACTGTCTGCAGCATGGACATAACTTCTCTGTCAGTATTAGCAAGCTGTTTACTCATGCTCACCTCCATTACCTCTACCCAAGCCACCAAAGTAACTAGGCTTACGCTTGGCTGTTTCAAACACGCCAGCAGTGATAAACACGCCAGCAATCAACAGGGCATGGGCTATGGCACTGATGCCAAACACCACGATGCTACCCATCCACATACTAAAGATGATACACCACATCCATGCCAGCATCTGCATTACTAGATGCCGTGTGTTGTTGTCAGGTATGTGGCGCAGTGGATTGTACCGACTGTCCATGATTAGGTTGTATGTGTCACGCATAATCATTCTCCTTTCATCCATGTGGGCATATCTCTACCCTTGTTATACCTAGCAAAGCGCATCTTGTCTACCTTGTAAAAGGCACGATACGCAGTGATAGGCCAGTCCTCATCTGTCTTGCAGTCATCGTGTCCGCTGAAGCATTGTGGGTGTGGTGTTACGTCACCATCGGGTAGCAGATGCCGCCCCTTGTACAATGCAATGCTGTGCTTACCTGCACCATGCCACTTGCCATACCTGTGGTGATACTCACACAGCATAGATGTATACAGGCTGTAAGCCCAGCGGTAATTGGCACGATTCTCCATAGCCCACAGGGTACAGGGATGCTTCTGATGCACAGGCTTGTACAAACCCATCTCCTCTGCATACTCAGGTGCATGATGCCACAGGCTAGTGCATAGCATCTGTGCCTCTTCCAATGGCATCTTGACAATGTGCTGGTCACACAGTGAACGTGCTATGTCATCGGGATTATCTTCTATGATAAACCTATTCATGCTCATACTCCTCAAAGTGTTTGTTTAACAAGAACTCATCTTTCATTAGGCTCTCATAGTCATCTGTCTTGTGTACTTTTATGCGAATGCCTTTGTCATGTACATCGTCATCTGCACCTTCTACTGCTGGTCCTTTGATGATTATGACTGTGTAGCCGTTGACCTCTAGCCATATTTGGCTGGCCTCATCCTCCATTGTGTACCCATTCTCCGGCAATGGGTCACTGTCCTGCAAGTAAGACACACCCTGTGCCTTTTGAAATTCCAGAGACCTATCAAGAGACTTCCAAAAATCTTCGTCATGTAAAAGTTTACTCATGCTCTCCCCACTCCTTTTCTTCCTCTAGTTGTTCAATCCAATCGTATTGCTTGCTGTTAGAGGCATACTCCTGCCACAACTTGTCAAGTTGCTTGTCTATCCACCACTCTCGACCCACGTACTTACCTTCAAGGTAATCTGAAAGCATTTGAAGGTTTCTTTTCGTACCTTCAAAATAATAACTTTCATCTGTTTCATAATGATACAGCACAAAATCTTCTTTGCCATGCCTATGCATGAATCCAATTCCAGCCAAAGACACATCAAAAGCATCACATAACAATTCTATGTGCTTCTCAATAGTCTGTCTAAACATAGCATCTTCATCGGCGTAAATCCAGCCCCAGCCTTCCATTACTATGCACATCTGATGAACTTCTTTTGTGTATGACACTATTTCACTAATTTTATCAGGCACTTTTAGTCTCCCATTTAAAATGGGGCGGCCTGTGTGACCACCCCTATAGTGCTAGGCGGCTTTGCGTCCACCCGCTTTTTTAGCCAAGTTCCAAGACTTGATATCAATACCACCGACTTCGATGATGACACCATTGCGCTTGTTCTTGTCTTTCTTGATAAGGCGGTTACGGCGCACCTCTTTGCCAAGTTCGCGGTGCATCTGGGCAAGCATGATGCCCCCTACATCACACACCATGTACTGCAGGTAGCCACCCACGTCTGACTTACCTTCAACGGCAACCTCATGGCACTTCTTGAAAAAGGCAGTGCGGTTGAGATTGCGACCATGCAGTTCCTTGAACAGAGGCTCAACACGGGCCAGCTTGGCCTCAATCTGTGGATTGGCAAAGAACTGCCCCCAAAGACCTGTCTGACGCTTGTGAAGTGTACCTGCTGGGATTGCATTCTCGTTGTAGAAAGTTGTCATAATAATATCTCCTTTATGTTGGTTGGTTGGTATATTTATGCGGCATCCCGCACAAATTGTTTAGCCTTGCGGCCCTTCTTACGGTTAAGTGTCTTTGTCTTACCCGCACTACGAAAGTGGTCACGTGAACTAGGCTTACGCTCAGTCCTTACGTTCTTCATTGGTTCGATCTTTACTTGCATTGTCTTTATCCTTTTTTCGATTGTACTTAGTTTTGTCAGGCACTACCATAGACCGCCTACGATTGGTCTGCAATAGCGACTTGGCTACAGGGTTTATCTTACGCATTTTAACAGCTTTGTCAAGGCGTACAGGAAGCCCACGATAAACATTGTGAACAGCCCTGTCTCAAGTGGCACGTAGTATATCAACTCAGGCACTACGATAGCCAGCCCCACTGTTGATGCAATTAAACACATAAGATAGCCCATAAGATTTGATCTAGTCATTTTACTCTCCTTGTATTTCATGTAAACAGGCTTGCCGATACCCATATTGGCTTGCGCTGTCGGGTGGGTCTATTTGAAATGACATGACACCCAACTCAGCATCAATATCACCATTATCTATATCCTGCCTAGCAGACTGATACCCAATGTCAAAGTCTGCGTAATGATATGTTACATAGTAACAGGTCATGCAGTAATAGTCATCTGCACTACTCACATATGTCAATTCGTTGTTTGTATCACAACATGCACATTTTCTAGACATAATTAACTCCTGTCAAAATATTTACCAGTAAATTTTTATGCCGTAGCATAATGCTTAGAGCCAGTGCCATGCGCCACAATGGCGATAGACTTGGCGTTGATGGTATTACCACTGCACAGCTTACACTTGTCACACGTGGTACGCTTGCCAGCTTCCTCTGATGCAGGACAGGCAATCTCTTTGCCCTGCACAATATCATTGACATTGGTGGTAACACGGAACGTGCGTTCACCCCTAGCCCACGCCTCTTGCGCTTCCTCTAGCGTGTCAGCACTACGCATTGTCAAGTCAGGCCGATAGTCTGCACCTTCAAGTGTAGCTTGGTGACTGTAGCCTGTACGACCTTCAGACTTAGATATGAGACTGTCCCATATGTAGCCATGCACAGCCGCAGGGTCACCATAGCTGCCTAGTCGTATGACTAGCCCAGCACCTACGCCAGCAATAGCGTCATGCCCTTCTATGCGTCTGTAATTGCCCTTTTTGTATGACTTGAATACAGACAGCACCATAAGCAACATGACATAGCAAGACCGCTTCTTAGCACCACCACTGTCACCGTCATGCGGTACACCACGATGAACACAGTTACCACACACACTGAAATCTTCACCTTGTCGGCTGGCAGTGATAGGGTCAATGTCAGACCGCATGATGATGGTTTGAAACATACCACCAGTTTTGCTGTTGCTAGACTTGGGGATACCAATAACCACAATAGGCTTGTTATCCAAGAGTGATGGTCCTTCATAGATGATATACATTGTCTTGTCTCCGTGTTAGGGGATAAATATTTACCAGTAAATTTTTCGCCCGTGTTTTGCTGAAAATTTCAAAATTCTCAACCTTTATTTATACTAGCAAAAACAATTGTTTGTGTCAATAGCCACTCAAAGAGTTTCCAGCCACGCCTCAAAGTCTGCAACAGAACGCTTCACACGTTCCTGCTCACACCACGCACGAATATCATCAGGTGCCTTGAATACACCCACGTTGTAGATATGTGTGTGGCGCAACTCGCGCTTCCTGTTTTCATCAGGCGCATCAGGCCACGCACTGCGTAACCTTTTAGGTGCTTGTACGGTGGCACTGCCGTTATCCCAAACTAATTTCATTTTGTAACTCCAATCTGTTTTACCTGTAAAAGTGTTTCTTGAATATTCTGTAAATGCTTATGCACCCTATCAGATGAAGCACCATCCTGCAACATATCCATAGCTATTGTCAAATCATATTCCAAAACAGATTGTATATGTTTTCTGACCTTGGCTAAATCGGTGGAATGTGTAACCGATAATATATGTAATTGGGATTGTAATTCTTCAATTTTCTGCATTGTTTTGTCTCCTGTCAAAATATTTACCAGTAAATTTTTGTACCCACAATCAAAATTCAAAAGAATTTCAACCTTTATTTATACTAGCAATTCCCCACATATATGTCAACCCCACCCCAAAAAAACCACCACACCACCTGTGATAGTAATGACAGGCGGTCAAAATATTTACCAGTAAATTTTTAGCCCACGCCCATAGCACCGCACCACCACCCCACCACCATAGGATAGTAACCGCCAAAATGTGGACACAAAAAAACCCCCGCCATTTCTGGCAGGGGCTTGTGGGTTGTTGTGTTGTTAGCCTGTTTTTTTGATTTTGCTTTCTTGCGCGGCTTGCCATGCCTTGGCGGTAATTCCTGCGGTTTTCAGGAATTCTTTTTCCATGGCATTTTGCAATGCGGCAAGAATGGTTTTTGCGGTCAATGCGTCAATTTCGCCAGACTGTGCTTTTGCGATTGCAGCCGCATATTGACCGACGAATTCAGACGCTGGCGGGGTTTCGTTTTCTGGCGTTTCATCATTGCCGCCAGTGTCGCCATTGTCGCTGTCGCTGTCGCTGTCGCCATTGTCGCTATCATTTTTGGGCGCATTCTTTTTGATAGCATTTGCAAGGGACCGGACGTTGAAAAGTTTGGCAATTTTCTTGGCGTTTTTTTCATCCGCATAATATGCCGCGCAACCTTCCTCCGACACTTCTGCGCCATCTTTAAACTGTTTAATGGCATTCAAAATAACAGCAACCCGCAAGTCATAAAGGGCGGTCATTCCTTCAGTGTCCATCAAACGCTTATACAGCGCGTTGTCTTTGGTGCCAGCTTTTCCTTTCGTATAGCTATGGCCGGAAATAGGGCATTTGTAGCCGCCCTTGCCCACGTCTACAGGACGCAAGCTGGCGGTGTGGCATAGCTCTTCAGCGTTGGCGATTGCATTGAATTCGGCATATGGGTTTTTCAAAAGGCCCGCATTTTGCGCGGCGCGATTTTCTATTTCTGGTGCCACAAAATTGGCTTCAACAAAAGCGATGGCATTTTCAAGGGTGATATTAGACATGATATTTTCCTTTTCAATTCGGGCAATGGCCGCCCGTGGGCCTCAGGTCTTTTGACCGTTCTTTTAGTATAATGATATTTTCGCATGAATAAACCCCTAAAATGAATAGGGGCGAAATATTTACTGGTAAATTTTTTGACCAGTTTTGGGGCTGTTTTTGGCTCTATATATGGGGCTGTTTTTATATATCGTCTGTAACGTAGGGTGGAAGCTAAAAATGCGTCTAGCATGGGTTGTGATAGGTTATACCAGATAATAGGT